GTGAGAGTCTGTGAATAAGTCATAATGGTGAAAGGCCATTCTTGTGCAGAATGAAGCATCTCCCTTACGGATGAATTGATGGAGTCCTTAGCAAGCGCTTGGACATTGCGTGCGCCATCGAAGGTTGTAGCATCAAGCTCAACTTCGTTAAGGCGGCGTAGCAATTCATTTGTAAGAGACAGGTAGGTTGATGACATAGTTGCCGTTTGTGAATAAAGAAAAGAAGACCCCCTTGTGAGGAGTCTTCCTATTTACTTGCTATTAGGCGAGTTGATCGCGGTCAGCAACGCCGGGAGCAGTCCAGCCTTTTTCAACTGGAACGATCACAGCAAACACGCGACCAGTGATGATGCCGGGGCTACCCGAAATCGTGGTCACAACATCAATGGTGTCAGCAGCAGCAACAACACCAGCAGTGGTACCGATTTTGATAACGCCAGCAGCGGTGTTGTCAAAGCTGATATCGTTAGCGAACACAGTGGTGCCATCAGTGATGTCCATTGTGTAGGTGGTAACGTCAGGGACGGTAACGTAGGGTTCAAAGCCTACAGCCAGCACCAGCGAACCGGCAGCGACAGAGATACCAACAGTGGTTGCAGACGAAGCGGCAAGCGACACGTCTTTTTCGACCACGAAGGCGCGATTATGGAGAGATTGGACTTGAGCCATTTTAGATTTCCTTTGTTAAGAGTTGTTTAAATACACGATAGCTTTTTGAAGCAGATCAACGTCATCGTTTAGTAAGCCAATTGCATGATTACATTTAGAGCAGAGAAGACCACGAACTTTACCAGTTTCATGACAATGGTCGATGAATAATTTACCACTTGAGATTCTAGAATTATTTACTTCTTCAGATTCACAAATAGAACACTTACCATCTTGGTCTTTTAGTATATCATAATACTCATCGGCAGTTATACCATAAGTACGTTGAATAAAAGATTTCCATTTTCTATGTTCATCGCATGGTTTGCATTTTGAACGCATTGCCACACCACCAACACATCGAACATCTCGCTCTAGCGTATAACAATTAGCTGTTTTAAACTCTCCACAAGTTGTACAGTGCCTTCCGTTTGTGTGCGGATGATCATCTGGCAACTTGAGGAGTGTCATTGATTACTTAAAGCTAATGATTAGGCTACGTTGAACTTGGCAGTAACAAGTGCCTCGGGCCGCAGAATTTTACGGCCATAGAGGTGCATACCGCGAACGATGTCAGCGAAGCTGTCAGGGTCACGATAAGTCTCAGTCTTGTTGATCTGCTCAGCAGAAGCAACAGCGCTATCATGACCACCAACGATCACACCGTAGTTGGCGTTCTGATCGGAAGTACCAGCGGTACCGGGACCAGTGCCGACCTTTGGCAGGTTGTTGGACACATACACCTTGAAGCCATGCAGGTTGTTCAAGATCAGACCGTTTTGCAGACCAGAGCCACCGAAGTCGCTATTCAGCAGACGGCTGTCTTCGTCCTTCAGCATCTCGACCAAGATTGGGTCAAGCACCAACCAACGACCATTGGTGTCCACGTTCTGTTGGTCCAGCAGACGACCCATACGAGCGATCATCATCAGTGGAGAAACAGTCAGCGTAGGCATTACAGTTGCACCCGGCAGACGAGCAGCAACTGGAATAGAGTTGTCGCCACCAGCAGAGATGTTGGTGAAGCTACCCTTGCTCAGTTTCATCGTGGTCAGCAGTTCGTCAGAGCCAGCGGTGTCAACAGCTTTGGTGCCAGACACAGTGGTGTTGACAGCGTTAGCAGCATTGCCGATAGCCGATTGCTTGTAGCCAGACAGATAGCCAAGAATCTCAGAGTCAAACTGGTCCTTGAGGCGGTAGCCAGCACGGTCAGTTGCCATCTGCATGAAGTTGACATGCGAGTGAGCAGCTTCGATATCGTCCATTTTGAACGAGAAGTAGTTAGCCTTGTCAACAACGAGGGTGAAGTCGCTGTCTTCCAAGTCTTGCGAAGTCACTTGCGTGCCGCGAGCATAGGCGTTGACAGTGATCTCTGGCTCTTTGATAACTTTAACGCTATCACCGAACGAAGAGATTTCACCGAAGTAGTCGGTATTAGTGATTGCTTGAACCACAGACGATTTACGGAAAGCAACTTGTACTTTCTTCGAGTAGATAACGGGCGAGAATGCACCGTTGGGGAGGTTGCCATAACCGGCAGCTGATTGAAAAGCCATGATAGTTTCCTTTAAATTAGGCTTGAAACATTCACAGGTATTTTGCTATCGGGCCTCAATGCTGTAGGTGGTCAACAAAAAGTATTCTAGTTATACTTTCAATTAACGGCTATTGATGAAGGGTTATCGAGTACGTTAATACTTGCGATACTAGACCACAGCTACTTGAAGAGCTACTTCTTTCGCTGTGTCGTTAAGGTAAGTTATATTACATAGTAATAATATTGTCAAGTGTTATCGGGCACCGCCCGAAATATCATGAATGAAAGTACCATTACGCATTGAAGCAGCAATAGCTTCTTCATTAGCTTCGTATTGCTGAATCGTCATCTTGTCCACTTGGCTCTCTGAAAATACACCTTCTGTATTATTACCAGTTGGAGCGCTACGCTCAGAGCGAGTATTAATACTACGCGCAGCATCTTTAGTCTCATCTTTCTTTGAACGAGTCTTGATGCCCTTGTCAGCTTTGTACAGATCAATGGCACGAGCAGCAGAAACTGCGTCATTATCATTCTCATACAAAGAGTCACGAATCCACTTAGGCTGCTGTTCCACCCAATCATGGAACTCATCGTCTTGCTTAATCTCAGCAAAGTCTGGATGCAAGCGAGTTAGTTCAGCTTCAGCTTTCTCTGCAAGAGCTTCTTTCTCAAGTTCGTCAATGCGCTTGAGGCGTTGTTCGATATCCTGTGATTGTTCCTTTGCCTTCTTCATGGCAATAGTTTCAACAATCTTTGCCACGTCTGGGTATGCCTGTACCCATTGGGCAAGGTCTTCCTCACTGGATGGCAGCTTCATTTCCTTGGCAGCAGTCTTCTCAAGCTGGCTCTTCATACTATCAAGCTGAGTTTGCAGGTCATGCTGCATCTTCTGAGAATGACGGCGAAGATCGCCATAGCGCTTCTTGAATGTCCTCTCTTCAGCATCTGTTGGCTCAGGGCCACCATCGTCATCTTCTTTAGCAACTACTGGCGCAGTCTTATCTGCCTCCAGTTGACGAAGCTCTTCTTCGGCTTGTTCAATACGTTCGTTATTTGAATTGCGTTTAGCAAAGGCTGCAACTTTAACTTGCTGCGGGATTACGACATCTGTCATTTAGTTTCCAATGGTTGGGGCTAATGTAAGCCAAGCGAAAGCTTGGGGAATAGGTAGCCATTAATGGTGGGAGTTATTAATTACTAGCCAGCCCACCACTGGTTATAGTATTTGTATTATACACTATTATCTAGAAGCTAAGCCTCTTTTAGATTTAGCAACAATCTTCTTTTTCTTTTTGATGAAGCCACCTTTGGCATAGCCATATGCGCTATCAAAGGAGCTTGAGCCACCCATAGATGTGTCGCCCCAACCACCATCTGTAGTTGTAGTGCCGCCGCCATTTGTATCTGGTGTAGAATTAGTCTCTGGCTGATTGGGTACACCTCTAGAAGTTACGACATTATCGAGAGCAGCAGCAGCTTTTGCTTCAGCATCAATCGCTTCTTGACCTTGCAAAGCGCCTTTATCAGTGGAGGCATAGGTACCGATTGAAGAACGAGAAGAATCTAATTCACCACGGGTAACTCCAAAAGTTTCACGATCAAACGCATCAAGTGTTTTATCATTGACAAAGGTAGTGATATTACCATCTACACCAACTCTAGAACCTAAGCCCATATTAGCAGCATCTTCTAAAATTTGATTTACTCTACCCTCTGCATCAAGTTGAGCGTCAAGGGTTTTACCGCTAAGATAATCAATACCTTTACTAATAAGCATGCCGCCCGGAAGAACGGCTGCTAGAAATTGAGCAACTGGATTTTCTTTAAGAGCAAGTCCAGCCAAAGCTGCCGACTGCGCTGTTCTGCTAACGCCTTGACCGCCCGATGTAGTAGTAGGCGTAGTTCCACTACCGCTATCACCACCGCCACCGCCACTATCACCACCAGTACGCGCACTAGCCGCTGCTTTCTCTTCAGCAACCTTACCAATCTTCTGCTCAACAGGAGTGTCAGTTTGTGTAAAACCTTCTGGCACAGTTGTCATTGGCTTACCGTTGATGTGTGTGATATAAATGACACGACCATCGGGGTGTTTAAAATAGCGCACATCAACAGCAGGGTTTGCCATTGTTCCTTCTTTGTACTCACCAGTGATGTCTCC